GTATATCAAACACAAATGTAGCACAATTTACATCTGGTGTTGCAGATAATGATTTTTTAAGAATAGATGGAACTTCTGTTGAGGGTAGAAGTGCATCAGAGGTATTGTCTGACATAGGTGCAACAACTGCCACGGCAGCAGCAGATGAGGCAACGGCTTTAGCAATAGCGTTAGGATAATAACATGGCAAATACATTTAAAGTAGTTACTGCAACAGGGATAACAACCGAAGAACAAATATATGTTGCAGGCGGATCTGTTGAAGCAACAATAGTTCTAGGGATTATGATTGCTAATACGACAACAAGTCAAGTCACTGTATCAGTAAAACTTGTATCAGATACAGCCAGTAGAACACATAGTGGAACTAATAGTGGTGCTAATAACACAGTTCATTTAATTAAAAATGCACCAGTACCTGTAGGTTCGTCTCTTGAATTACTAGCTGGTAACAAGGTTGTATTAGAGGACACTGACGAACTTACACTGACTGCATCAGGGGCATCTGATATAACTATATCAATAATGGAGATCACATAATGCCTTTTGTTGGTAAGTCACCAGTTACAACTTTTGAGGCTACGACTGCCGTACAAAGATTCAATGGTGATGGATCAGATACCACATTTACATTAAGTAGAACAGTAAGTTCAGTACAAGATGTACTTGTATCTGTAGATGGTGTTGTACAAGACACATCAGCATATACCATACCAGATGGCACAACCTTGACATTTACTGCTGCACCTAGTTCTGGAACTGCAAATATCTTTGTAAATTTTTTAGCACCACAAACTGGCACAGTTACACCAGCAGATGAGAACAAAGGTAATTTTAAGGCAGGTGGTTTGTTTAGAACTAATGCACAAAACTTAACTGCAAATACTACAATATTAGCTACAGAAAATGCACAAGTAACTGGTCCGTTTACAATAGACAGTAGCGTTACATTGACAGTGAACAGTGGTGGAAGGTTGGTGATATCGTGAGTGAGATTAGAGTAGATACTATAAAAAACAGAGCAGGTACGTCAACAATAACAACTGCTGATATAACTAATGCTCCTGCATTTTTAGCAAAGATGTCAGGCGACCAGAATGTAACAGATGAAACTCGAACTAAAGTACAATTTGATACAGAAGTTTATGATACAGATGGGAAGTATGACCATTCAACAAACTATAGATTTACACCAACAGTAGCAGGAACATATTTTTTACACGCCCAAGTCAATGCTGAATCTAATGCTAATACAGAACTTTCAGATTTTTTTCTTATACTTGCAAAAAATGACTCAGATTTATATGTCAGAAGAATTAATTTTAATGCTAATTTTGTAAATCGAGCATCTTTAAATCTACAAATTACAGATGTAGCAAACACCACAGATTATTATGAAATATTTGTTTATATAAATGATGTAAATAACAATCCACAAATAGGTGCTCTTGAGCCATTAGGGGGTGGTAATGGTGTTGCAAGTTTTTTTGGTGCATACAAACTAATAGGATTATAACATGAGTGAAGTAATACTAGACACAATCACAGGCAAGTCCACTGCAACAACCATAACCATTGGCTCAACACCTGTAGTTAGTGCAACTCTATGACTATTAGAGGTGAGGGTAGCAATCAGACAAGTATTCAGCAAGGATTGTTAAAAGCATGGGGTAACTTTGACGGAAGTGGAACAGTTGGAACAAACGATAGTTTTAATATGAGTACCATTACAGATAGAGGAACAGGTCTTTATACATCAAACATCACAAATAATTTTGCAAATGGAAATGCTTGTATGAGTGGTTATAGTATAATGGATGGATTGGTTTATGGTGAATCTGGTCAAGTTTCAAATACAGACAGTTTTCAATATAGGGTAGTTGTTGGGCATACAAATTCTGTAATGGATCCTGACGAATTGCACACAATGCACTCAGGAGACCTTTCATAATGGCAAACGGAACAATAGCATTTGATACATTACAGACAAGTGGACAGATAGATGGCACTGCAAGAAGTATAGATACTGATTATCTTTTGAATGGTAGTGCAAAGTGTTGGATTAACTATGATGCTACTGCATCATCAGATTATACAAGAGATAGTTTTAATGTAGCCTCTACTACAGACCATGCTGTTGGACAACACGATATTAGTTTTTCTAATGTTATGGCAAATGTTAATCACGCAGGGGTAACAAATGGACACAGAGATGATAACGAAGCTATAAGTATAGTCCAGCAAGGACAAGCAGATTTATTTAGATTCAAGATAAACGCTCACACTAGCAGCACTAATAGTGATTCAAATGCCGCTTATGGAGCAATTTTTGGAGAACTCGCATGACAATAGAAACACCTGAATTTCAAGGCACACATCTTTGGGATAGATTGTGTTGGGCAAAAGAAAAGCTAGAGCCATACAGAACAGAATATTGTGTTGTATGGGAAGATCCAGAGACACCTGATGAACCTGCAAAGATTACACACCCTGACCCTAATTGGATGGCTTGTGCATTGCAAGGTGGTATATTACCACCAGTTGAAGTATACTGGGAGTTAAAGAAAGATGAAGACAAGCTAGATTTTGTAAAGCATACAAGAGGTTACTTATTGCATAACACAAAGCCAGTTGAGGCAATGACAGAAGAAAGAGCTATAGAGTATTTAATTATGAAAGACATTCCACAAAGAGTGTGGAGAGATTATGACAAAGCAAATAAACCAAGAATGGTTATATGCAGAAAGAATCAACTTCCTAGCACTAGAGTATGGCGAAATGCTTGGAAGATTAATGAAGAACTAACCATACAGAAAGATGAGGTGGCTTAAATGGCAACAACAAATATAGTAGATAAAGATGGTAATACTATTGCAGCATCAGATGCAACTGTGCCATCAGATAGACATTTCAGAAATGCTTGGACATTATCTGGTAAAACCATAACAGAAGATCTAGCTGAATCTAAAAAGATTTTTCAAGATAAGATTAGAGAAGTTAG